TTGGAAATTATATATCAATTCGTTTTGTGCTAACGTTGTTGTACCAGGAATAATCCACATACGACTATACAAGGGTTCTTTCTCAGTCTCAATATCCATCGTTAGCTGCGTTACATCACCGAACCCATAAGAATTAATCTGTTCGTGTGCTCTTGCTATTTCTTTTAGGTCATCTAATATCAGTGCGTAATTAACTTCGTTCACCGATGTTGGTAATGTTAATCCTGACACTGGTAATACGCAGTTATTGTAGTCAAATGGTTGTTCTATTGTGATGTTAAGAGTCCATCCTGCTAATAAGGTCTCATATCTTTCTAAAAAAGGTTCTACTGGACTTCCCCATAATGGTTCATAATCTATACTGAACCCACCAAATGTGGCTGTATAAGACTGATATAGAATAGTCCACACATCTTTTACTATCTCCAACGTGTCAGACATTACATCTTCCTGATTGGATAGGTCATTATTTATAATATCACATATAATAATTGAGAAATTATAGTCTATTCTGTTTTGTGCGAACACTGTTTGTGCAGGTACAACGTACATTTTTGTGTAGACAGGCTCCTGTTTTGACTCAATATCCATCGTTAATTGGGTAATATCACCATACCCAAACGAATTAATCTGAGGGTGGTGGTACGCAATACCACTTAAATCCTGTATAACTTGCTTATAATTGACCATTACTTATAAATATAAAAAAATCTAAATCGGTTATTATACTGCACCTTGTGCTTGTCTTGTTAATCTATTTATTTCTTCATCATAATTTATAAGGAAAGACAATTGGTTCAGTGCTTCCATCACATTACTATCGTAGACTATTTGATGTTTCGTAAAATCGTTTCCAGATAGTCGGTTGACAACAACGTACCATCCGTACGTCTTTTGAAAAGAATTTGGATTATCATCTTTCTCATACTCCACATCAGTTTTATTTTCTGAATCGTCGATAGCTTCTTGATCAAATACAGCTGGGAATAACCTGAAAATCTCTTTTCTAATTGAGTAAAAAAAGTCTGTGCTCCGAGCACGTACCTCACGTTTAGTTTCTTCTTAAATAATTCTGCACGTTTCTTCATCGTCTTGACGTCGTACTTCTCAATATCAAAATCGTGTTCACCTCTTTCTTCCGTAATTGGTCTGTACATAATTGCAGTTAGGTAGTGCAGTGAGTCCAGTAACTCATCAGGTTTTTTAGAACTGAGTGTGTCTAAGTCCACAAACTCCGCAAACGATAGGTCCTTCCAGTTAGGGAAGAAACCATAATTAATTCCATCCAATATAAACCTATCTTCAAACTTAGGTGCAGTTGGTATTAGATTTAATATTTCACTTGCAAGAAAGTTTATCTCTTGATAGTCATGTTCTAATAGTTCATCTTGTTTAGCACCAGTTAATAAACTAATAAGTTTAGCTGCGAAGTATTGGTCCTCAAATAAGTCCTGCATCTTATATATCTTAACGTATTGTTCTATCGTTAGATATTCAGGTAGTTTATATTCTACCTCATTCATTTTGAATTTAAACATATATATATATTTATTTTATAAAGGAAAGACTGTACTTCCCTGTTGATTTTTGGTTCTTTATGTGTGGGTACATACCCATCATTATCGCGTCACTTATATCGGGTGACCTTCCTAATATTCTTTTCTGTTCGTCTTTTGATATTACTGCTATCTTACCATCCTTGTCTACATCTTTTAGTTTAACTGATAATAGTTCTTGTGTGAGGTCATCTATAAGTGATGGGTCATTTATATTAATTGATATTAATCCCTGCTTAAACATCTCACTCAACCGAACGTAACACTGACTCTTTAAGTTACTGAAGTTCTGTTCATGTAGTGCTTTACTATTGTTCACGAAATTAAATCCCCTCAACTGATCACCAACACCTGAACCAATACCATCAGTGTCCACAATAACATTTGTAGGGTGCACACCATAAGTTGACATTAATAATTTTATTTCTTCCGATAGTTGTACGGTAGATAGTTTCCTAAACACAAATATCTCAGTGATGACTGTACCAACCCACATAACAATTACAGACCTATCCTCACCAAATCTACTTACGTCCACACTTAGTCTTTTAACATCAGTAGGGTTTGGTGCTGCACGATATACTGATTGTGTTATGGTGTCCATACTAAACAGTGCTGATATATCATTTGTATATCGCCAGTTACCCATTAATAATCTTTCACGTTGTTGGAAAGGTAACTCTCTTAAAGTTTGTATGTAGCTTTCGGGGAGGTGCGGGTTGTCTAATGGTAAAGAAGCGATAAAGACCTTGTTGCTATCTAATGTACCTTGTTCATGTGGTAGATAAAATCTTGTGAATAACCAGTTCTGTCCTGGATTTGATGTAAGTAATATCTTAGGTATTAAATTATATTCGTTTAGTTTAAATCTTATACGTGACTTTAATATTGAAAAGGTTGTCTCACTTATCTGTACAGCTTCATCCACATATACTGCCGTTAATTCTAACCCGCCTAAATTATCTTTATTAACATCCGATGGTTTGTCTTCAAGGTCCTTCAATATTATTTCTGAACCGTTCTGAAACGTAAGCACATTTGATTGTGCGTTATAAGAATAATGTGTGTCCGCAGTAAGACCCATAAACTTAGGTCCCAATACCTCCATTAGCGTTTTAAAGGTGGTTTGTTTGAGTGTTGATAGTACGGTTCTACCTATCAGTGTTCTTATACCAGGGTACTTTAAACACAACGTTACAATCCAAATACAACCTAACGTACTTTTAGATCCACCGGCACTACCACCGAAACATATCTCGTTGGTCACATCATCAGTCAAATACCTCCACGCAATAGATTGTTTAGGTAGTAAGTTTATCTCAGCCATTAATTATGTACGTATAATATTTTATTTATTTTACCAACCTTGCTTGTCTTATACTTGTTGATATAATTAACGAACTTAAAGTCTGCTTGATAGCTATTGGTTATTAATCGTAGGTCACCTATAATAGTTTTTCTTGTCATAAAGTTTCCTATATCAATAAACCCCTCAGCTATTTTAGATTTAATTGGTTGGTAGCTATCCCTTTTCATGTCGTGCAGTAAATCGCAGTAGACTAAATCTCTACCTAATTCACCCTCAGTTAAGAAATTATCTACGAAGGTTGGAATATAATAGTTGTCATCCCCTGTCATTACAATCCATTCTTCTTGTGCGTGGTCCAATCCGTAGTTACGTGCAGTGTGACCCCAATCGTTATTAGGACCATCTACGTGGCTAAAATGGACACGTGATTCTTCCTGATACAAATCCTTCACCTCACGATAATCGTTCGTTAATCCGTCTATAACAACGTGTGCTGTCCAGTTTGGATTGGTCTGCACCATCAGTGATTGTAATATTAATTTTAAATCCTCAGGTCTTTCCCACGTTGGGATGATAAACTCTATCTTACTCATCTACTTTAACGTTTTGTAAATCGGGATAAACCTTATTTGATAAGTGCAGCAAGTACTTTACCTTTTGTTCTTCGGTCATACCCGCCATCTTTCTCATCTCTTTCTCGTACATCTTCTTGACGTCGTGTGCTTTTTTTCTCTTTAATGTTCTTTCTAAACCCATATATTTTCTGTATATTTTATCTAAAAACGAAATTGTAGGGGTGGCTAACCCAAAAAAATTAATCGTTTAAGTTTATGTTAATTGATATTGGTGCGCCATTAGATGTTATATCCACCTTCTTAGTCTCCAGTGAATATATCTTCGCAATAGAGTCCAGCACCTCTTTCTCAGTTCTCTTATTATTGTCTTCACGACAGCGATTAAGTAGGTCATACAATTGTGTTAAGTGATTTTCTAATATTTCCTCAGAGTTTTGGTTAAATCTTTCCTTCATTCTTGTTCTTGCTTCCTTCCACCAATTCTCCGCAGTCCTTTCGGTTACTTCAAATTCTTTTGCTGCTTTTGCTGCAAACTCTCTATACGATAGATGTTCATACAACATCATCTCAAATATTCGTGGCATCCTGCTTTCAAAGTCTAATTCGTTTGACTTACGTCCTCTTTTTGTTTCTTTATTTTCCATTATAATAATTTTAATACGTTACGTACATAATGATCCATCTTGATATACGCCCTGTTCTTGCAGCAGCTGTACACCACGTCCTCATTAAATATAAGTTTATATATATTGTTCGCTTTATCCTTGTACTCTTTTGTAGCACCTGACGCTTGTAGCACCATATGTGCAAATAGAATATCCTCGTTGGATATATTACTCGTCGTCGGTTCCAGTACTTTCTGTTGTTTCGCTTTCGCCATTTGTTTCTGTTTGAATTACCTCAGGGGTTGGTTTAGGGTTTCTAACCACTGGTTGCTTACATCCACATCCCATCTTTATCTATTTAATTTTAAGTTTATATCTTCTTTAACTATCTTTCTTATTTCATTAATATAACGAGAAATACTTGTTTTTGGTATATTTGTTTTTCTACTCACTGCGTTCATACTTCTATTGAGAGAGAGGTACATATCTAATAAACTCTTCTTGAACCAATCCAATTCTGCGTAGTTCTCTTCCAATAGTTGATATACTCTTTCTGTTTCAAACTCTTGTTGTTCGTATGATATATCCCAGCAGGTTGCAACATCCACATTCATCGTTTGTCTTTCCCTTCTTATACGATAGTGGAAAGGTGACGTCTTACTAAAATAGTTTATTCTCATCACCGCAACGATGTAGTACTTAATACTGTTCTCATCGTAGTTCTTCAAGGTTATAACCTCCTTATCGTAAAGCTGTAATATACATTCGTGCAGCAGGTCTTTTGTTAGTGGGTCCTGCTTCGTCATCTTCAGTGCTATATTGTATAGTTGGTAGTAGTTGGTGGACAGGTAATTTTCTATTTCTTTAATCATTAACCATTTTCTTTATGTCAAACAGAACACCTGCTACTTCATAATTTTCTTCGTGTTCGTTCATTATTATTGAGGCGTCTATAATCTTGTTGAGGATATTAAATCTATTAATCTCAGGGTCTGTATGTTTTTCAAGTAGGTATAACATACTTTCCAATATTGAGTTACATATTACTTCTTTTTCATCCACTGGTAATGTAAAATAATCTACTGGTACGTCTAAGTGTCCTATCTTAACTATCTTTTTTTTCACGATAAAAATCATTTACTATCTTTCTTAGTGTGGTATGGGAACAACAATAAATATACGCAAGTTCCTCATAAGTCATCCCTTCCTCCTTTTGCTGGACTATTTCCTTGATGTAATTGTGTACCCCATGTTTCTTTCGCACTATAACCCCATTAGGACGTCGTTTAGTTCTCGGTTGAGGAATTATATTTAACCACACATTATCTGCTGTTTTTACACCCTCTTTTGACCATACACCATTATCGTTGTACTTCCAACCTAATCGTTCAAGAACCATAAAGGTTTGTGCTTTCTGATATTCATCAGCGTACGTATTTGGTTTTTGACAAACTCTTTCACTACCACCTTCACTCATAACTCTATTATAATTTCTTTCGTTCTGATTTTTTCTTATACAACTTATACAATATCTACCTTGTACTTCTTTACCGCTATCGTAGTAACCACTAATTGGTATATCTTTTTTACAACAAGGACAATATTTTTTAGGTTCTTCTTTTACCACTGCAGGATTATTCTTTACCTTACGTTTATATTCTCTTACCTGTTCTCTTGTACATACTAAACATACATTCCTTGTTCTATATTTCTGTTGTGTTGAGTGCCAATATGTATAGTACTCATCATCATTCCTTTCCACCTTACACTTGCTACAAATCTTCATACTAATAAAAAACCCAGTACTTTTGGAAATGGGAGTAACCTTCGGTACTGGGTTGAGGAGGTATTTAACCTACTATTATAAATATATCAAATTTTTAGAAAATCTAAACAGTTGGATAATTTATTTTTTCTGTAATATTCTTAGCCCAACCTAATGGTAGGAAAGCTACCTTCTTGTAAGTTTCCTGAATATTACGATGGTAGTGTGTTGAAGCGTTACCAATAAACACTTCTCTCCACCAATCATCAGGTACTCTTGTAGCCATCTCTCTTAAATCAAAAGACCAGCATCCCTTCGGTGTTGAGACTATATATCTCAATTCCTTGTTACCAGGTAGTGCGAATAACTCATCCCATTTTTTTCTTTCAATCATTACTCTACCGTAGTGTTTGCTTATACATTTTAGTTCTGCTTCTACATTTAGTTCTGCAGAATAAAAATCACTGGGATCAAACTCCCCGTTTCTTGTTGCGTCAGGGACCAAATTGTCCTTGATTAAGTTGAACAGTATTTCTTCGTTCATGTTTTACGTTGGTTACCTATACACCAGCAGGTTTTTAATTGTTATTTATTAATTCTTGTATTGTAAGATTTAATACATCCTGTCCACCACTTTTCTGCTACCTGTACATCCTCATCAATTAATAATAATGATTGATAATACTTGTAACAACCTATCAACCATTTTTCAGTCATCGTAGGTTCTCTTAGTTCATTTTGTTGAGATAGTTGTATTACCTCGCTGTACGTCCTTGTTTTTTGTACTGGTACCTTTTTTGTTTTACTTTTCATATCTATATTGTTTTTTTTATAATTCAAGAAACTTTACTGGTTCATCATTATTCTTACTATACCTGTTTAATAATATTACATCCATACTACTTCTTTCTTCTTCTTTCAGTTCAACTATCTGTTGGATATATTCATCCTGCAGTTGTTTTGGTAGTTTATAAAACTCAGGTAGTGACAATTCATTATCTCTCCATTTCCAACCCATATTGTAATAATTTGTTATAATGTAATATAAATAAATTATTTCAATAAACCAAATCCCATCAGGCGTTCTCAACAGGGCACAATTATTTCTCCTACAGATTATGAAGTAAAACTTCAACACACCCCTGAGGTTTCGTAAGACCAGTCTAAATTGATTATGTGACTCCCAATCCTTGCCCCATATCTTACTTATATCTCAAGACCTTTTTTGTGGTCGGTACGTTCCTCAATTAATCTGCGTAACTGGTAATGTATATCCACCGATAAGACCCCTTCTGATGCACGTATATACTCTCAACGTGACTACCTTGAAACTCCTCCAGGGCGATAGTCATCCTTTTCCTGTCGGATGACCCACATAAAATAAATAGGTAAAAAAATTGAGGAATCCAAATATTGATAAAAATATTTCCGTATTTCGTAAATTAATTATACAACCGATGTGGAAAAGTATATATCTATATATTTTTTTTTATCAGATATTCTATATATATTTTAGTATTATTCACTTAAAAAATATGAAATGGCAGCAGCAAAAGATAATCAGGAGATTATCGTTAGACAATCCCAATTGCAACGTGCAATAGAACTATTCCAATTAATGGGTATTAAACCATCAGTAAGAGAGGTCTGCAGACTATCGCAGATCCTAACTCAATTTATATTTGATGGTGACCAGAACCATCCTGAGATAAAGCAGTTTGAACAGGTGATGGGTATTAAGCCACACGCAAGTTATAAATCAAAACAAAAACAATAATATGGGAGAAGATTTAATTATGATTGAGGTAACTAAGTACGTTACCAACAACTACAACGGGTTATGGGAGATTTACTCAACAAAAGTAGACCAGGACAAATATAGTTTTGATGATTTTTGTATGATGATGTATATTGCAAACCTTAAAAACAATACCGATGAGAAAGCCTGATTTAAGTCCACACGAACAAGCGATTTGGAACACCATTACAAAAGCGCAGCAGGACGTCGTTACCATCTTAGTTCAGAACTGCTACGAGGTAATGGAGTTAGAAGAAAATACAGGGATGTTTGATGTAATACACATCAACGAGGTAGACGCTGCTACCTACACAACAGTGGACCAGTACCTTGTATGGCGCAGTATTACGTTGTGGCAAAAAAATATGATTATGTTAGCGTTTGCTAAAATGAAAGAACTAAATGGTCCAGACCTTATGTTGAAGTACGATGAGGACGAAGTCTATAACTACCCGATGGATTTTGATGTGTTTGTTCTGTACAACACATTTACCATCATGAACAACGATAATGACAATCTTAGATTTACATTTTTTAACAATCAAAATCAATAAAATGAAAGAACAGTACACTACCTTTACGGTAACAGACCCAGTAACAAACAGAAAGGTCTACATCCCAATGTCGCACAAGGACCTGCGCACTAAAACTCAAGACGAGATTTTAGAAATTGTACAAGCTATTATTGAATCAACATTAAATAAAAAGAAAAAGAAATGAAAGAAGAACTAACAGGTGAGGAAATACACCTTATCAAACACGCACTAAACGTTGTAGGTCAACAAGACCAAACATACGAAACAACGCAGCTAATATTTAGTATATTAAATAAAATTACTAAAAAATGATAAACTTAAACTTAACCGAAGAAGAAAGCAAAATGACCTGCGGGTTTCTACAAGCTGTATTAGAAATGGTAGCTGAAAGACCACGTCTAACATTATTAGATAAAGAACATACAACAGCAGTACTCACAAATGTAATGAGTAAGTTAGAAACAGAAATTAATTTACAATTTGAAACAGTATAATATGGAAGTAATAACAATAGTAACTGACGCAGCGATAAACTTCGCTGACTCTAACCCAACGTCAAAAGATATTTTACTGGACGTCTTTAATAAGATCTTTCAGCACGAGAACGTAACTGATGGTAACCCTGACGATTTTGAGGTGTGTTATTCAAATAATGAACCTACCAACGATTTTGCTGGTATGTTTATCACAAGTTGCTACGGAACCTTTCTGCTGCACGATATTCGTGTTGAGGAAGTCGTTTGTGATGAGGAGGACCAAATTGAGTGCACCATCTTATTTTATACACTATCAAAAATATCATTCTTTAAAAATTAATTAATATGAAAAAAGAAGCTAACAAGACGTTGTACTTGACCAGACAAGAAAAAAAAGTAATAGTAGGTATTTTAACCCTGCGCTTAAAGGAACTAAAAAAGTGGGACGCAGAAATGGTGGAGATGTACATGTTTGAGTCCACCATCAACGACATTATAAAAAAACTTGATGAGTGTTAAAAAAAAGATTATAGATATTTGGAAATTCGGTGATAGTTTCTTATATTTATAATAACAAGGGTGGAAGATTTTTTTATTGATATTGCCATTTCGTAAATAGAGTTTGTTATACACACACCACCCTTGTTTTATTTAGTCCGTTTTACACAGTTGAATATACACACCCTGCGGTTTCTACTGCGGGGTTTTTTTTGTGGATAAGTATGTGGAAAAGTTTTTTTTGGTAGTTTGAAAAAAGGTTTTATCTTTGTGGAACAAAAGATAAAAACGGGGACAGGTCACAATCTGAACACCAAATAAGATGACTGAAAAACAATCACAAGAAATTGTAGAAGCAATTCAAGATTTAACCGAAGCAGTGAAAGACATTACCTATTACCTGAAAGGAGATGGTGGACACTCACTCGGAGACAGCGTAGAAGGAATTATGTTACAATTACTAAAAGAAAAAAAGTAAAAAAATTGGTGGGGGATTAAAAGTCCCCTACCTTTACACTCTAAACTAAATAACATGAAAAGTTTTAAGATTAAGATGACCCACACAAAAGACAGGGAAAAGTTTATGGATGAGATAGTTTGTATTATGAACAGCTTCTCACACAACAAAAAGTATTTGATTGACGTTTATAGTCAAATGGAAGACGTTATGGCTAAGGAAGAAAATTTAAACCCTGTTCCATTTGAGTCCGCAGCGGTAGCGTTTATTGAACAAAATAATGGTCTTAATTACAAATATTCAACAGCACTATACAATTTTATCTATTTGGAGTATGACTATATTACTCACGACAATAAGGGTGAACCATTTATGTACGACTGTCTAAAACACGCTATCAATTATGTAGAGTGCAACGGATTGTCAGCGTTTCAAAAGAAATACACTAAACTTAAATAATATGACACAAGAAGAATCACAAGAATTATGGGACGAACTTCAAACAAGAGTCCAAAACCATAACCAGCAGATTGCTGAAAAAGGTACATTAGAAAATCACTTGCACCTTGAAGTAATTGAAAAACTTAGTTTTGGTGGTGTTTTATGTAAAGGCACTGCTGGTCACTTATCAATTATGTTTGACATTGGACATAACGTAGGAGATATTATATCCTTCCTACCAACAGGTGAAAAAAATGGTGACGCAGTTGGAGTCAACCTCGTTAATAAAACAAGTAATAACTAACCCTGACACAGACCCTGCAGTTTATACTGCGGGGTTTTTATTTGTCCTTAATTGGCACACAATTGGGTACCATACGACCATCTACTTCTTTAAGTCCTACCGCTTCGTAACCTTCCCAACAGGCACCTTCTAAGCTATCACCTTCAGCAAACGACTTCTTCATACCTGCTTTAATTGCACCGCACACCTTCTTAGCTGTTTCCTCATCACCATATCTTTCCATTTGGTCTGCCATACAATCATCCCAGGGATATTTTTCCATTTCTTCTTTTGGTGCTTCACCAAACTTCAACTTTACAATTTGTTCTAATTTCATAATCCGTTGTATTTTTTTAATTTTTTATTCTCAGCCATCAAATCCTCTACCTTCTTTTCAAGTTGCTGCACCTGAATATTAAGGTCGTGTATTTCCCTCTTTAAATCGTCTATAATCTGCTTATAAAGGTTCACTGATAGTTCAAGGTTGCGCAAAACTTGATTGTCTGTTTCTGCGTCAGAACGTCTCTTTCCTACTAAGAAAGCTGCTACACCTGTAAGTGCGTTAGATATTAATAATAATATTTCTGTTGTCATATAATGTGTTTAATATCCGCAGTCAGAACAAGGAGGGTTATAGTGTGCTTGATCAGAATATACTTCTAAGTTTCTCATCGTTTGTGCTAAACTGTAACCATATCTTGATGTGTGGTTAAGATAGATTGGTGAGTTGTATTTTTCGCTTCTATTCGCGACCATACCATCAATCGTAGATTGACTGTTGTACTGAGGGAACTTGTTTTGACCGCGTCCAGTAAGAAGATAATCTTGTAGACGCATCATGTAAAAGTCTGCACGTTGTTTTTGAATTGTACGTAAGTACTTCATCGTTTCAATATCAACACCATCACGTCCACCATCAACTGCACCAGCTTTAACAATACCCACGTTCATCGTTCTAAAATGTATGTGTGGGATCATCTCGTAGTAACTCATTTGTATGAGGTAGTTGGAAATATAATCGTTGACAAGGATTAACTCATCAGCGTTAAAAGTATTTCCTGTTGCACTTACTTGATCCAATAAGTGATTGTAGAATAAAGTCCCCAGCAACGGTTGGAGATGAAGGTCCTGCGCAATACCTATTTCAGCACGTATTGCGTCTATGTCCACGTTTTTATTTAAATTTGTGAACGCTTTTATTTTGTTCTCACTTACAAGTAGTACGTTAGCCATATTATATTTGTGTTGGGGTTTCTGGAGTGTCTACTACGGTAGGTTGTTCAACTAAATCACCTACTAAATACACACTCATTGGTTTTATTTCTAATGTTGTTGGTACACCTGTTTTAAGTGTCAATAGCTTGTCAAATACACCCAATAATTGTTTTTGGTATGGTTGTATTACTGACTTACGTATGTACTCAATATGGGTATTAATTTCATCTTTACTGCCCAACTTGTTTGCAGTGCTAATTCCAAATAACTCACCACTTGATATACGATGACCTGATAAAATAGAACGTACAATATCGTCATAAATTGTCTGATAGTACTGGTCGTTACCTGATGTAGCTATTTGTGTTATTTCAGGGCTTAATTCCTTGCTTTCGTTGAAGCTGATAATAGGTCTACCTGCGTTATTTACACTGGTAAATTGAGACTCTAACGCACGTGTAACAATACGTTGTTCTTCTTCACCAGGGATTCCGTTATTCATGTTAATCCATAATGACGGCAACATCCCGTTCTTGAGGTTGTTTGCGTGAAACTCCTTGATATTTACGTCAATTTCAATTGCACTTAGTGCACCACTATAATCAGGGTGTGGGTAGTACGATTGAGATGGTGAATATTGTTTGTAGTAATAGATTTGATTTGGGTCACTTTCTTTCTGACTGAAAGCTGGATATTCTTCTACCTTGAATTTCTTAGTATTAGACCAGTCTGCGCAGTAGTAATATTTTTCTATCTTATCTGTTTCAGGATTAATCTTACCACTTCTAATTCTACTAAAATCAATATGGTATATTTCTGCAATACTCTTTCTATCTTTTGACCATATTACATTTAAACTAAACCCACCGAATAATACTAAATCCAACGCACACTTTTCAATTACGTCAGCAACATCTTCACTATCGTTAATTAAATTGATAGTAACCATCGGGTTGTTTAAACTCACAATACCATCACCTAATATCTGTTCTTTCTTAGAGGTTATAATTGCTTTATGGATAGCACAATTGTTGTACCTTGATATTAAAAATTGTGGCATCAGGTTCGTCTCTCCGTAAAGAACGTAGTCCAAACGATTAAGTACTTCACTAAAAATAGGAAGTAATGGTTCTTGTCTAAAGTCTGATTTTGCTAATTGATATTTTTGTTTTTCTTCACTCATAATTAATCTTGTATGTATATATAATTGCTATTATCTTCGTCAGGAGAGACGTATGAAGTAAATGTATTTCCTTTTTCAGTGGTACCTAATAATCTCGCCATACCAGTAAATACTTTTGTAGTACCATTACCAAATATGTCTAATTGATATTGTCCTTCGTAGTTTAAATCGTCAGTATAAAAATCTAATACTATCTCGCAGTACCTAATATTTTCTGCGTATTGCAGTGGATTAGATGTGCTAACAGTATAGGACTTTTCTTCCTGCGATAGAATATGTAAAAATGTTAAGGTATAACCCGAAAAGTCGGTTCTTGAGTTATTGTTGATGTTTAACACCAACTCATTAACTTCACCCTTTTGTAGTATTATCATATATACTAAATATAAAAAAAATCAAGTTGGAAGTGTATATATATAAAAAAAGGGTCCGAAGACCCTCTTTTCATTAGATTTAGATATAGAAAGTGTCCTAAAGGACGAACATTTAACCTACAATCGTTGATTGTGTAAATACAGCTGCGATTAAAGCCTCAGGAGTATTACCTGAATAACCTGCTGGTGCTGCCAATAATCTTGATGGCTCTTGCTCCTGCGCGGTCATTACAAGGGTCATACCGTTTCTGTCAGCCAACGCCAAACCAGTTTGTGCGTCACCACCTGATAAGTAAGAATAGTTCACTTGACCCATTACATACACATTATCATTTTGGTCCACAACTAAAACTTGTAGTTGATCGTTTTGACCTAAGATTTTTAATTGGTTGCGTTTTTCAGCGTCCATTTTATTTAATACTGCAGTAAGAACTTGCTCCCAATAAACGGTGCCGTTCTCATAATTTTTTGTGGTAGTTTGCACATATGAAGAAACACCTCTCTTCATATCAAAAGCGTAGTAAGAAACATCACCGCTATCTGTTGCACCAGTAATTGAACCATCAGCGTTGTATGTGTAACCTGATGTAAAACCAGACTGACCTGCAACATATATCTTGCGTACGCCTCCGATTGAGTCACTACAACCAATTGCTACTCCACTTGAAATAAAACAACTCATAATATTTTAATTTATTTTTTTTTAATTTATGTTAAAGGGGACTTTCACCCCTTTTGTTTTTTTAATTTTTTTTTAATACTAAGCTACGTTGTTAGTTGCGAAATAATTCACACCTGCAAAAGAAGCAATATTCGCCGCGTATGAGTAATTGGCCTTAATTTTTAAAACATCAAAATCGCGGCTCCAGAAAGCGTCCATCTTTTCGTGATCACTCATTAAATCGAAGCCACAAAAAATGTAGCTTGCAGGTCCAATTACAACTTTACCAGAACCCGCCAAACCTAATGTAGGTAAGACTTTCACGTTAGTCGAAGGATGAATCGCAGACATGTTACTTGTTACGTTAGTTGTTCCAATATAGTTTTGGAAGAAGTTAGCTTTTACAAGAGCTTGATTGTATAAACGGAAGTTAGAGTATGACATAAATACTACTAAATCGTCAAATACTAAAGCGTCATCAGATAAAGCAGAAATTAATTTATCTACTTCAGTGATTGGGTTACCGTTTGTACCGTAAGCTGCAGTTGAACTAAATGTTGTTCCTGATGCTGAAGCTGCTACTGATGTTTGACCAGTTGAAATTAAGTAATTGAAACCGTTGAAAGCGTCACCACCAGCAACTGTTGCAGTCCATAATTTTGTTTCAATACGTTGTTGAATTTGCTTCACTTTAAGGTCAATTATCTGTGAAAGGAAAGGCACAGTTTCAGGATCTTGTCCTGCTGGTAACAATAAAGATTGATATGTATCCCAAAGCTGTTGGAAACATAATTCTTCCTGCACTTTCTCATGTTGTGAAGCTAAACTTACTTGTGTGAAAGTTGTAGTACCACTCGCGTTCCAACCACACTCACCTGTTTGATAAACTGGAGCTGAGTTTAATAATTGGATTTGTTGTGTTCCGCGGACCCCGAGCTTGATCGTAGTGTTGGCAGGGGTTGTAGCTCCAATAAGAGCTTTTGCAATAATTTCTTGTGATGACTGATCTGTGAAACCAGTGATACTTGAAACTACGTAGTTAAATTCGTCTTTTGAATAAATTTTCATAATTCGTTTTTTTTGTTTTTTAATTATTTTTTATTTGCGTTTCTGAAAGCTATTAACGATGACACTTTATCATCACTTTCTACTGAAACTTTATTAAATTCTGTTTTACCATCACCAATTTTTTTAGCTGCTGGTTCTTTTTTAAATGAGTTAAAATCATTTTCAACTTCACTCATCTTAACTTCCATCTGAGACATTTTCTCAGACATTTTTTTCATAAAGTCTTTTAACATTTCTATTAATTCAACTTCAATTGCTGGACCACCATCACCTTCAACATCATCAGATTTTTCATCTTCCATTTCACCTTCAGCAGGTTTAACAGAAACAATCATACCTTCTTTTGTCTCAATTTCAGTGCCATCCTCTAACAAGTGCAATCCATCAGGAGCCGCTATCCCGTCCGGCATCTCTTCAGTTACTACTTTAACAGCAGCACCTTCAGCCAAACCTTCACCTTCTACCTTAACGATTGTACCATCTTTCAATTTTGCTTCCATAAAAATTTCTTTAACTGCAGTAATTTTACCTTCAGAAACTTCAACTTCAAAGTTCTCTTTTAATTTGTAAGTACCATCTTCTAATGACACTACTTCAAACGCTTCATTAATCTTACTAATTGATTTACCAACTTCTAATTTCTCAGCGTTGATTATAGTATTATCTTGTAGCTTAAAAGACATTGGAGTATTTTCCTCATTCATAAAACCGAACTGTACCATTAATTTCTTAATCTCATTTACAGCGTTTTTTGATTTAGACATAATCTATTTGTTTTTATTTATTTATTAATTCTACTTCTAAATATACATTTATGTATATATTCCCACTTTTATTCGTATTTTTTCAATATTTCTACTACTTTATGTAAGAACATCTCCTCACGACAGAACGCTGCTACCTCTTCAAACCAACCTGAGACACTATATCCAGCTAATTCACCTGACTTTACCATCTCCCAAACTCTATCACCCTCAGGAGTTTTAGCACACTTCATCGCAACAAACCACGTACCCACTGGTAAATCACCATAACCATACTTAGTAGATTTATCGTTCTCATCTTCTTTAATCCAACTCTCTACCACATATACGTCTTTAACTGCTGTACCATCGTGCATCAGGTCGTTATTACGTGTGTATTGGTTCTTCATGTACTTGTCTGCTATCATTGAGATTGTTTCCTTAGTAAAGAACACTTCGTAAAAATCTCCATCTTTTGTACGTCTTCCAATACGTAAATCAGGTACCATCGCTGGACCAATAATTATACGTTTTTCTTCATCAGCAGCGAACTTCTTTTCTTTCTTTTTCTTCTTCTTTACACCAGGATTTTCATATCCACCAATAGTTGAGACGTCATAACCAAAATCGTTCAATTTACTTTCAGCCCAACTTAAAGCACTCTTACCGCCCCAGCTGTCGTACATCAACTTTCCGCAACCATCACCATATCCTTTACTACTTTCTAAATCTACTTCGTGTCTTGATAAGTAACTATACATACGTTTAACGGTGTCAAGTGATATTGCTTCACCATTAGCTAATTGATTAGCACGTATTTTTCCTACCTCAGTTCCACAATCACCCCATCCATTTTCTTCCACATACTTCAATACTGCTTTTGCGTTGTTACTAACACTTTCAGGATAGTCACTTACACTTTCAAATTCACCTTCGTGATATAGATATTCACTATCTTCAGTATGTACTGCACCAGTCATCAATCTACCATTAGCGTCCTTATGTACTGGTCCTTCATATAACTTACCATCTTCGGTATAATGTGCTACACCCTCCGCAAACTTTTGTGCTCTAATAAGTGGTGCGTTCTTTTTTATTTCTTCTATTTCCTCGTTACTATTATCAATATGTCGTTGGATGTTTAACTCTCTTAATTTTCTCCATTTTGGTAACCCGTTGGTGTTATATATCTTATCAATACCAACCTCTTTTGCTACCCTTCTAACGTCATTTAATTCACTATCTCTACGTCTTGTTACCACCACAAGTTCTTTTCCTTCCAATAATAATCTTCTTGCGAGGTCTTTACCACGTTGAGTAGATAATGTGTCATCATAATCAATAGAAACTCTCTCAAATCCTTGTTTAGAAAATGATGGATGTGCTGGTACAACTGTTGAAGGTTGTTCCATTCCTAATACTCTTGTGTCTAATGGTGCTTGTGGGTCAATTTTACCCCTATTTACGGACGCTTTATTTCTGATGGTGTCATCGTAGTTATATTCAATACGAGCCCATAAATGGCGACAATTATAGCCACCACGCCATACTAAAGCACTATCACCCTCATCATTTGTAAGTGCGTCTAAATCTTCCAATCTCCACACGTAATTCTTTTGTACCAATTCCCTACAAAAATCTCTTGTAGTGTCTATAACAGGTTGTGTACCTGCTGCTGGATTTAATACGTACTTATATCTAACTCTATATTCCTTCTCATTTTCTGATGATGGACCATTTGGGTCTGGTGCAGTAATAAAACCTTCCTTACCTAATGGAGTTACTTTTGAAACCACCCAACCTTCGTCAAGTAATTCCTGTTCGTCTTGTGCAATAGATTTTAATTTCTCCAAATACTTGTCATCCTCATTATCAGGAATATGAAATTCATGTGCTTTTTCCTTGCTGAAGTACATCCAGTTAATTTCAATTGCGGGCTCATCCACTAATGATATACTATCTATACCACTAACTTCATCATCTTCCTCAATCTTTAATTCATATACTTTATCTTTTTTAATCATAATAATAAATATAAGTTATTTTCCTTGACCCCTGTAGAGTTTAGGTTTAGGATTGTGTTTATTGTAGGACTTTTTTGCTGACCCACATTTTCTTTTCCCGAAAGAAACCTTGTTGTTGTTTGATGATTTACTCTTAGCCATAATTATAATGTTGAAAGGTCTTTAAGACGTGCTTGTTTATTCATTTGTGAAACCATATCTTTTTCTACCACGTAAGTTTTAACCACTATTGGTGCTTGTTCTTGTGCTGGATTGGATAATATTGGATTGTCTTGTCTTGTTGTTAATAGATTGGAATTAAAAGATGTTCCACCACCCGCTTGATTCATCATACTTAACATCGGACCGAATAGTGAAACTGCCCCACGTGTCATAATAGCCTCACCCTGCTCCGCTTCAATTAAAGTTCCACCTTGTGCGTGTCTTCTTCCACCGATCATACCACCTTTTTCCATACCTCTTGTAGTTGATGATGTTGATTGTCCTGAACCTCCACTATCACTACTTCCTATTTCTTTTAACTTACCAATACCCGACGCAATAATTGTTGCGATTGAAAGTCCTGCTGCTACTTTAGCTTTTACAGCGTAACCTGCTGCGATTGGAACACCTGCTGGACCTAATGGTGCAACTGACGCACTAAACGCAATAATAGCACGTTGAGTGTCAACAATAATACGTGCAATAGACACACCTGCTTCAACAATAGCTGCTGCAACCTGTAAATCTTTACTTCTCTTATCTAACGCACCTAACAATCCTACTAAGTTCTGACCGATTTGGATTGTCATGTCCGCACTTGCACGTTTGCTATCTACCTCTAACTTATCTAACTCTAATTGTTTTGCAGTGTTCTTTTCTGCTGATGCTGTTCTTCTATTATTTAAATCAACAATTTGATTCTCATACGTCTCTCGTGTAATAATTTTAGCACCGAGATTTGCTTTAAGTTTTTCTTCTTCTTGATTATATCTAACTACGTCATTATCATACTCCTCTTGATAGGCTTTTCTAATATCAACGAAGTACTTTTCATATATTCCTTTAAGTCCTTTATTACCAAAAAAGAAGTCACCAAATACCTCATTAAACTTAGTTTTATCATCAATACGTTGTTGGTCTGTTGCTAATTCTTGTTCAACGTTCTTTAAACGTAATTCTTTTTCCCTTTCGTAAGCCTCTTGTTCTTGTTTAAATCTTTTTTGGAAGAACTTGTCCCTGATGTTTAATAAATCCCTGTCAGTTTGTATTTGCAAATTCTTTACCGCTTCATCAAACTCCTCTTGTGTTTTGAATTGTTCTTGTAAAGCTATCTTGTCATAATATAACTGATTTGACCTTGCTGCTAATTCACGTTCTTCTTCATCATCTATTGCTGCTACTCTAAGTTCTTCAGCTTTCTTTAATTTCTCTTGTAATACTTTATTGTCGTCATTTAAAGCAGACTCAATCTTCTTACTATTTTCTGCTTTTAGTAATTCAACTTGAAAATATGTCAACTTATCGTGATCGGTAATTAACTTTCTTTTTAAGTCTAATAATTTTTGTAATACATCCCTTCTTGTATTTTCTTTATCTATTTCTAACTGTATTTGTGCGTCCAAATCCTTCATAAGATTTTGGAAAGCACTATCATCTTTAGCACCTGCACCTGTCTTCTTTTCTTCTTTTGGTTTGAAGCCTGTTTCTAAAAGTCCTGCTTGTGCAATAAAATTACTTGCACGATCCCTAATTCGTTGTGCTTCTTCAAGAAGTTTTGCACCTCTTTCTTCAAGTTCACCTTGTCTACCTAAAAGTCTATCAATTGCGTTTGCTTTACCTCTTGATTGGAATAATCCTCTATCAAAACTAAAAAATCCTTTTTCTTGTGCAGTAATTGCTTCAGCAGCTTTTTGTGCGGCTATTCTAAATAACTCTTGTGCTTCAGCCCTTAATCCAGTAGCTTTAATATAATTTTCTGTATTGTCTTTATATAGTTTTTCAGCTTCAGCTAAGGTTTCTGCTTTACCAATTGTTCCACCTAATATTTCATTATACTTATCTAACGCTACCTTTTTATCTATCGCACCTTTTTTTGCTTGTTGAAAAGCAACACCTACCTCTATAATTTTATTCCTTGCTTCTTCAGCTGCGGTAGCGTTTTTAATTAATGTTGTTTTAAACGTTTTAGTTGCTTCTTCCGCTGCGTTAGTTGCAGTTAAATAATCATATAGTTTAACACCTAAAAGAGCAAGACCACCAATAAAAGCGGTAACAACTACAAATGTTGATGTTAATATTGTACCTAAAGCCCTTAAAGCAGCAGTAAGAAAGCCTGTTGACGCAGCTGCTGCTTCATTTGCTACAGCTAAATTACCTGCTGCTACGGCTGCTGCACCATTTGCTTCAACTACACCTAATGTTGCTGCTTGTTGTAAAATTTCTGATTTAGTTAATTCTACTGTTGTTCCATCAGCAAGAACCATCGTAACAATATTTCTTTTATAAGACGCATCAACAGCACCTAAAGCAAGTGCAGTTGTTTCAATAGTAGCTGCTAATTTTCTACCTGATAAAACGTTCAATTCTTGTGCTGCTATATTTTCTACATTAGCAACTATATTTTCTTCTTGTGCTACTGTATTTGCTTTTACCGCTACTGTTGAAGCTACTGTTGCTGCAGCACCTGCTGTTGTTGCTTCCGCTAAACCACTTACTGCTCCTGACGTCGCTTCTACAGTTGCTTTTACATTTTTACCACCAACATCATCTAATCCTTTATTTAAATCAAAAAGATTATCAGAAATATCTGAAAAATCATCAAAAGTTTCTTTAAGTTGGAACCTTAAATCTTTTAGTGAAAATCCTGAGAACGTTTTTAATAGTGCAATAGCACCATTTATTTGTGACGCAAAATCACCAATAGGACCAGGTAATAATTGAAGTGATGTAAATAAGTCACCTGACTTTACTTTTGTTCTTGCTAAACCATCTTGTACTTCACCTAATTTTGATGACAACAACTGAAACTCAGCAGTACCTTCCTTAGTTTTTCTAAGTTCACCAAGTAATATTTTAGATTGTTTCTGTAAGTTGAGTGTCTTATCAATAACGACGTCTATTGGTTTCCCATCAATATCGTATTGTATTTGTAGACCCCTACCTAAATCCTTTAACTGACCTAATTTCTGTACGGCACTATCTACCTGATCGGTCTTTACTTCGGTTTCAATTATTAATTTTTTACTCGCCATAAGTCAAACTATCTTTTAATTGGTCTTCAAATGATAAGTTTATTATATTCTTATCACCTACTATTGATTTAATACTACTAAAATCAATTTTATTTTCTTTTTTAATACTTCTACCCATCTCAACTAACTCACCATAATCAGTGATAAAAATGTGGTCTAAGTTAAACTCCATATCTTTTCTATATATACTCATAATCTATTTTTTAAGGACAAACAACTACGCTGCTTGTATTTCCTGTATTACTTACATTACCAACCCATTTATTACTTAAATTGCTTGTTGGTGCCCAACAATATTTGTTACCATTACCTGTAAATGTTGTTGTCAATCCTAAATCTGTAAAGAATTGAGTTACCGCGTTTGGTGATGATGTAGCAGCGTACACTGGTGTTTGTGGGTCAATATCAAAATTATTACACGCATCTAACGCTGAACCATAATCAGGTCCAATATAAAACTCATTACCTACAACAGTTGCAGTTGGGGTTGGTGTACTCGTTGGTGGAACACCTGTTGCTGTTGGCGTAGGAGTTGGTGTTGCAGTTGGTGGAACACCTGTTGCAGTCGGAGTTGGCGTTGGCGTACTTGTTGGAGGAACACCAGTCGCTGTTGGTGTCGGAGTAGGAGTTTGAGTCACCACAATATCAGTAGGACATGTTCCTGCACTACAACTAAATCCTGATGCAATACTTATTGTCATTCCATTATAACCAAACTCTTGTATTACACCGCCTGTATAATCCATACATCTATATCTAATACCGTTTGTTGCAAACACTTCACCTACTTGAACACTATTACAATTATTATAAATAATACCTGCTGTTACAGGTTCAGGTCCACTTGTTGCACCTGTTACATTTAACTCAACACATACACAAGGTACTGATGGTGTTGATGTTATAGTAGGAGTTGGAGTCGCAGTTCCAGTCGGAGTTGGTGTTGGAGTACTTGTTGGAGGAACACCTGTCGCAGTCGGAGTTGGAGTCGGTGTACTTCCTGATGGTACGTAACCTGTACAATCATAACCTGTAAGACAGTTACCAACACCTGGAATTACTATATAACTTGTGTCAATTCCACTTGTTCCTTCGGGAAACCACTGAGGTACACCGAGAACTGTTTGGATACACTGTTTGTATGTACCTGGTCCAACTGTGAAAGCTCTTATTGTTCTTACACCATTACAATCATTATAGTCTAATGACGCAATCGTTCCACCTTCAGGAGGCGGTAAAGTGCTACCTGTTACTACAATCTCATAACAATAACAAGGATTTTGTGGTGTTGGTGTTGGACCAGGAGTCGCAGTTGGAGTCGGCGTAGGGGTCGGAGTTGGAGTTGTTATATTAACATTTACTGCTGAACATATCTTATATAAACACTTCTCAGCAATAAATCTAAACTCAAAAAAATACGTACCACTACTAAAACTTGCTAAACCATACTGTGCAGGTGTTATTGTGAACGTGTCACCAGTCCACGAACCTGTTGTTGGTAGAGTTGGTGGTATGTATGTCGTACCTCTTGTGTCCACAACCCTCCACGTGTTCATGTAAGTTTGGTTTGGAACCTGACAGTGTACGGATAAGTATGGAACATTTATTATAGGTGTTATTATTGGACCTTTAAACGGATCAGTACCATTAAAATTAAAAGAACCATTATAAGTAAAGGTAATACTACTTGATGAAACGGTTGTAGCACTGAAACTTGTTACAGTACCTGAAATACACCTATTATTAATGTCGTGCACAATTTCCACGTCATATTCAGTCATCTCGTAATTTGGATATACGAAGTTTTGATTATTTACCTGTCCTACATATTGTCTACTCATACTATTAAATATAAATTATTGATTATCGGTTTCTTAATTTAGTTAATTTGAGACCAACTTGACCCATTATGATAAAACAAGTTAGAACCACTCACAGCTAATGAACCTACACTTCCTGTTGGTAAAGTTGATTGTTCTGCTAAAGTCATTACACTTGTAATATTAGCTGAACCTGTAACATATACAGAACCAGTTACATTTAATGAACCTGTAATTTCTAAACTATTTGTAAATTGTGGTACAGAACCTGTTATATTATTATTCTTTCTAAAAAAAACAGAAGTACCATCATCAATCGTAAAGTCATTTTTTGTTTGTGAAAATAAAATTCTTTTAGCAATTGAACCAGAAATATTTACCATACGTAAATATGATGCACCAGCGTCACCTGATTGTAAATTCAATTCATTATTTGGACCACTTAAATAATTTTGTGTTAATGTATTACCTGTTTTATTTTGAAGTATAATATCTGTAAAAGTGTTAGAACCTGTTATTCTAAGTGGTCCCTCAATATTTACTGAACCACTAACATTTAACGAACCTGTTATTTGGGTATTATTTGAAATAGTTGTTGCTGCGTTTAATCTTAATGTTTGATTTGCAACAGTCCCATTCATAACACCATAAATCAATCCTTCATTTTGATAATTTGTTCTTAATAAACTATCAATAACTAATGTGTTATTTACTGTACCTGTTAAGTTTGTACCAGCGTAATATCCTAAACCAATATTATTTGACCCTGTCATATTTGCAAACGCACCACCTCCAATAATTGTATTATTTGAACCAGTAAGAACATTCTGCATCGCGTAACTACCTATTGCAATATTTTCAGCACCACTTTCTAATCTGTTTAATGTAAATCTCGGACCAATACCCATATTATTAAATCCGTCACCTCTATAATTTGCTAACGTTGAAGTACCAATAGCCATTGTTGATGAACCAGTTGCCATTAAACCTAAATTGGAAAAACCAATTGAAGTATTTTCATTTCCAGTTCTTAAATTACCTAAATTACTTGCACCAATCGCGGTATTAAATGAACCACTGATATTATTAGCTAAATTTGACGCACCAATAGCTGTATTTGAACTACCTACTGAATTATTGGTTAAATTTGAACGACCAATTGCTGTATTAGCTGTGCCAGTTGCACCTACACCAGTAAAGAGTAACGAGTTATTTCCTACTCTTGTATTTGTAACACTTGTACTACCTGCTGCCTTTCCAACAACAACACTATTAAAAGTACTATCTGACGTGGAAGTAATAGAACCACTAACAGCAACTGAACCTGATATATCAACTCTATTTGCTAATGTAGTTAAAGTATTTCTGCTGAACGCAATCGTGCCGAAGTCTGAACCGCTACCAAAATATAAACTATCTTCTTGTAATGATGAAATTATAGTTCCAGTAGAGTTTTGAAATGTTATACCACCACCATTTAAAGCTGTTATGTCATTTGATATTGTATTACGTAAGGTTAATGAACCTGTTATACCAACGTTATTTGTTGTGTTCCATACGCTACCTGTTAGTGCAAATAAACTATCACCACTTGTCCCTGATGAACCAGCAGCACCTGAACTTCCACTCGTTCCTGAGGTTCCTGACGCACCGATAATATTTTCTCTTGTTACTTTAAAAGTGGTTGTTTGACCACTATTGTTCATTACCAAATACGCACCTGCTGTGTTTCCCGTAAATAAAGGTAATTCTGAAATTTTTGTATTAGCCATAATATAATTTTTTTTTAATTTTAATTTTGTATATCAATATTATTTCCGTCTTCGGTTGTTAGTTCGTCACCATCTTCACTTAGTAAGTGGAAAGTAGGTGCGGTGTCTGTAAATAGTACCTCAACATCAAACTCAAAATGGTATATTGTATTTCTTGCTGTTGTTGGTGGTAATGGTGGTGTAAAATCAGGTATAGGAACGTTTTGTGCAATTACACCTGAACCTAAACCTGGTATAAATTGAACCGTCGATCTTGTATATATTAATTGTCTTACAATACCCTTATCACCATCTTCTTCATCTTGTGTATAATATTTCTGATATATATTTATTGTTGCACCCTTAAATCCTGCTGTATTACCTACAATAGCTATAATATTTATGTTAGTAATACCAGTAAATGTATATTGATATAACTTATCAATCTCACTATATCGTTGTTGTCCTAACAATACATAACTTAAATCAGGTAATAACGTTTCGTAATAAGGAGTTTTAGTTATTGTTAAATTAATACTTCTTGTATTAAGATTTAATCCTGATGATGTAGGTGTTATTGGAATTGGCGTTGCAGTTGGAGTCGGAGTAGGAACAGTTGGGATTGTTGATCCTGTTGTTATTACACCTAACGCTGTTGCTGCACTTGTGAACGCTGTACATCCTGTAAATACGTTTAACCTTGCTTGTGTTTGTCCACTATTAATTAAGAACACATCGTTCTGTTGATTGAATATTGTTGTTACTGGTTCATCTTCTAATTGTGCTAAGAAGAAAAAGCGTTGCGGGTCATAATTCCAATCTATAAGTCCACCATTATTATAGGTATTTTCAGTTATTTCATTTATACTAAACGGTATGTATGGTGCTGATGCACCACTACCAAATTGAATTGAACTTGTATATCCTGTTGCTGCACCACCTAACGCACCAATAAAATAATCGTACAATATACTCCAATAATATAAACTATCATAAACCGTTTCAGCACTAAAATCTGTCTTAAACTTATATATATAAGATGGTTGATCACAATAATAATATTGGAAATACCTTTCAGGGAACTGTTTTGGTGTAGAGTTATACTGCACTAATTGTACTTGTGTCAACTCATAATTCGTTAAGTTGAAGTTGTTAATACTATTCCACGTGAAGTACTGGTTGTTGATTTTAATTAAATCGTTCACCTTCAAGTTCTTTACATCATTTAACTTCAAATCAAAATAACCATCTATAAATCTTGTTTCCTTGTTGAATATATTACCCACCCTATTTTCGTAGAATAGATTATACATACCATTATTGGTATAAGTGTTATAACTTATAATTGCTTCGTTAGGATTGATGGAAGTTTTTTCTGATTGGAATAAGTTACATATACTATCGTTTGTAATTTTATTACTATCAGGGTTTCCCATCGGCATCGTATGGCTAATTACAGGTGAAATAAGAGACCCTGATGGTGCAGTACCACTTGCGTTAGTTACCTTAAAATAGTTCGTTGTTACCCCCGTTAAACCGATTGTAGTACCTGTTGCTAAGAAAGGATTGAAGTTACCTAAGTTAAAGAATAATTTAGGTTTGGTTTTAACACCTTTATAAATCCAATCCACCGCAGTTCCAACCTCTTGTGAACTTTCTGCGTAGTTAATACCTAATGGTATTTTAACTGCACCTGCTGGAAAGTCAGGATTGTTGTTTGGGTTCCACTGTCTAATCATCTCAGGTGAGAAAGTGGTTTCAATCTTTTTAGTTTGTGCTTTAAAATCAGTAGCGTTCACCTGCTTCAAGTAACCATAAACAAATCCCTTGCTATCTTTCCAGTCCTTGTTACCTTGATCCCCGTCCTCTAAGTCAGTTAATATCAATTCGCTTTCTACGAAGTTCTGCGCAGGTTGTACTTTAAATCCTTTATCATAAGATAGTTTGTCTGTCCAATCATATATATTACCTGTACCAATATAATAGTCATAACTTTCTACATTAATTTGTAGTGGGTCATCCTCATCAGGTATAAATAATAAATTGAATTTCTTAGCTATTGAACTAAGTATATCTATCTGTTTAATATTCTTATCTATCACCTGTCCAAAATCTACATAATTTCCCTCGTCAATCCCAATAATTTGATTTGTTTGACCTGGTAAAAAGGACATAGGTTGATTTGATATTGGAACTGTTGCACTTGAACTGTAATAGGCTTGACCTGCACCAAATGTTTTTGTAAATCCTGTTGTCAGTGGTGGTATGTTAATTACATAATCATCAAATCCACCAAAAGGTAAAAAGCGTAATGTAAGGTAACCCGTAATTGTGTCACTACAAAAGGCTGGTGTACCTGTATTTGCTCTAACAACATAAGCGTTCCATATTCTTGTTGCACCTGAGGTCGTTAAGGTCCATCTTAACTCAACACCATCCGATGTAAAGGTTTGTGGTGGCTGAGTTTGAAAGGATAGTTTAGCACTGTCATCACTGAAGTACCCATACATGTATAATAATTTGAACCAGGGTATTTTCTTGAACGAACCACCTATCTTATATCCATTTTGATTGAATATCATTTCCATCAAGGAGTATATATTCATTGATGGCTTCAATTGGTTGTCCCTAATACCATCTTCAGGTGAATTAATTCTATATCTGTCTGCACCTGCTGAATAAGCAGCTGCTGCGTTTGCAAAACTACCTGTAATAGTAGTTGTATATAAAGATGTACCTGTTGTTCCTGTAAATAATACGTTATTAAAGCTACCTGATGTAGCGTAATTGTAACCATTATGTACGACAGGGTACATAAAGTTAGATGGAACTTCTCCTGGACTTTTTAAAGTTTCATATCTCCACTTACTTAACACATTATCCTGCGTAAAATAGTGGTTCATATAAAAATCTACGTCCCTAAAATCAAGGTCTTTCAATAGTTTTGTTCCCACATTACCATATAAATCGCCGATGTTTGAGTATAATGTTACATCATATTCTATCTTGCTATTCAATACGGACACTGAGTTTAACTTCATGTACCCAATAAAGTAACTTACATCGTCAAGTAATACGTTACACTGCACCTTTTTTAGTACATCAAAATATAAACCTATACTATCCACGTTAAAAAAGTCCTCAAAAAACCTATTGTTCTTTTTAGAACCAGGTAATTTAAGTCCTACTGAATAGTCTGAGTTTCTTTTACTTATGTCCTCAATTTCTGCGAAGGATTTATTGATTGTAATTGGTATATCATCATACAAATCTAAAAAGTCATATGATGGTACTGAAAAATCTGTTAGCTGTTCGTTAGGTATAAAATATATATTAAACGTTCCACCTGATGTTGGGATTCCAGCTTGTCTAAAATATAATATATCGTTTGATAATACGTTTGTATAGTCCACGTTAAATTGTGACCAACTATCAAATACCTTTTTTGTAAATGGTTCGTCAGGATGTTTAACTGATATTGAAAAATAGTTTGAACCTATTGTGGTTTGATATAATCTACAATTCCAATAAACCGTACCAGGACAATTTGCTTTAATACCAATATATCCTGTACTTGTTCCAAAAGAACCTACGTATGGGTCTGTAACTGTACCTGTACCTGTATAACCTGATGTTGCACCAGCAGTTTCTACAACTGTAAAAGCTGTATTACCTGTTACTGTAACACTTGATGGTCTATTTGTTCTTACTCTTAATACTGTTTGTTGTTGACTCATATATTAGAAACCTTTATTCACAAAAAAGTTATTTGCAACCTTCATCGTGATTTTATATTTATTTAATTTTTGGTGCTTCTTAGTGATTGTTTCCACCTCAGTTGATAATACTTGTACTGGATTTAAATCCTTATACACTTTATCTTGTCTATCCATCGGTGATATATAATCAGGTTTCATGATGTAGACTTGTGGAGAGTAGAACATTTCTTCTAACCACTGACCTACTGAAACTGAAATAAAATCTGTTTCTAATACAATCTCTTGCTCAATATCTGTTGCAAAAGTCTTAATGGTTCTACCCACATTTCTATCGGGAGAAGCAAGATTGGTTGAATAATATCTACTATCATATGTTTGTCTTGATATTTTTTTAGTGTCTTGTCTGTAAGCTGTTACAGTATAATAATCATATCCACCTCTTGTATTTAACCATACTAATCTTGTATTTTGAGGTAGACAGTTTTGATTTATGTAGAAATAGAACAACTCACTGATTGGTCCTATTGGTCCAGCAGTAGTTCTATTACCGCTGTTTGTAGCCCATCCATAACATAATTGAACTGTATAATAAGCTACGTTGGTGAAGTCTATTGTTGCGAATATATTGTTAATATCAACTGGTCCACAAGGTAGTGCGTTGATTGTTACAGTGTCAGTATAACCTGTTGGTGATGGATTTTGTGCTGCGAAATTCAATTGTTGCCAAAAGTATTGTACTCGGTTATTGTTCTCATCGTAAAATTGGAAGTAACAAAAATCTGTTTCAGTATATTGTCTATCACCAGTTAAACCGTTTAGATAGTATAATACATAATTTTCATCAGTTTGTATATACTGCACACGTGGTGCATCGGTAAGAAACCTTGATGTTTCACTTGCTTCAGGTAATGATGGTCCACTCATTAAGAACTGACTCATCGGTGATAAGTTTAAGTTACTATCAATTGTTGCACTATAACCACCATTCAATTCAGCAACCTGTCCTACTGTTTGATCGTAGTTAGGTAATATATATTTGTCATATAATTGGAAAGTGCCACCGAATAAATCAAAATACTTACCTGTATTTGTGTAGCCACTAAACGTGTCATATACAGTAGGACAATCAGGTACTGGTGACCAGTGTTCAAAATCGTTTGTTGGTGTTCCACCAGTATATTCTGTTACTAATGTTGTGCCACTCAAATATCTATAACCATACTTGAAGTTAGCTGTAATATTATTTTTATACGTATTGTTGATATTGATTTGTGTATTGGTTGTCTGCCAATCGTTTAACCAATAAAATGTGTAGTGTTCTGCTTGAATATAATTTGATAGATAGTCATAAGGTCTTACATTAAAGTTGTAGGTGTATGTCGCACCATTTTGTGACACGTTATACGGAACTACAGCCATACTACCAACCTTGCTATCATCAGCGTATAGGTCAACAACCATTTCCATTGAGGGAACATATGTGGTCCCTGTTAGATTTATATTGTATGTGTTACCACGTTGGTAAATCATGTCTGCTGATCTTCTCACTTGTGAGTAGCTGTTAATTGGACTACCACTTACTATTCCTGAATATCCAAAACTCATATTGTTTCTGTTTTAGTGCTGATAAAAATAGTGTCTACCATATCTACAAACTGTTCGAACGTATATTGTTCTAACGCGTCCATAAACACCGGACTTGACTCTAATTGATCATAAAATTTATCTTCTATATTTGCTGGTAAAATACCAAACTCTTTTATGTTCTTTTGTATAGCGAACGCCATACCTCGTTGTAAGTCTATATTAAACCTTACATTTTTTTCTTTTATCCAATCAAGCAATACTTTCATTGGTAGTGCTTTCTTTCCTTTCTTAATACGTGACCTATTGATAATATACGCAGTAGAAACTTGTGATTGTAGTGATTTATATTTTACATTCGTATTATCTGTTGCGAATATTCCCCTCGCAGTCATCCAATCTAATATCGCATCAATAGGTACGCCTTTCTTTCCCTTTTGTCTACCTGACTGCACCCACTGGAAATAGTCATTAGCGAATATTTGGAAACTTATAACTCCCTTACGTGATGTGGGTTCTACCATAATAGACGCACGAAGTGAACCAGTAGCAACTTTATTGCCAGTTCCAAATCGTTGTTTTGCTGAATAGGGATATTCTTTAAGGTCTAATACCCCTTTCAACACATCATCCATTATACTTGTTATAGTTTCTATATCCATTATATTATTTATTAATCTTCATTATACAACTCATCAGGAAAAATTGGTGCTGGAGTTGGGGTCGGGGTTGGGGTTATTTGTATTTCTATCATATTGTTTTATTTTTATATTACTTGTGTCCACGCACCGTTATAGAAAAATAAATTGGAACCACTCACCGCTAAGTCACCAATATTTCCTGCTGGTAATGGGTTTTGTGGTGTCAAATTCATTTTTTCTGTTACGTTAATTGAACCTGTTATTGTAGTGTCACTTACAAATGTTAATGGGTTATTGTCATTTTTATATATAAATGAATCTCTTCCTTCAGTACCTATTGAAAATAAATTACTATAATCAGTACCATTGAATAAAATATTATTAAAATTACCTAAAATAAAGTTACCTGTACCACCTGTAAATTGAGGTGATGTTCCAATATAAGTATTAAAACTACCACTTTTTAAAGCACCGCCTGAACCAATAAAAGTATTGTTACTACCACTTCTAAAAGTAAGAGTATTACCACCAACAACAGTTAAATTAACACTATCAGCAGTTACACCAAATGGTGTATTTACCTGGTCCATATTACAGTTACCACCTAATAATAATTTACCACTACTTTCTTTTTTGTATAAAGCGTTACGATTAAAATAGTCAGTAATTCTTGCAGCATCATTACCATCATCCAATAACAACGAACCACTATTCATTCTTAATGAACCTGTTAATTGTTGTGTGCCACCAATTGAACCTGTTGTGATTAATCCATTTCTATCTGAACTAACAATTGCCACACCATTTAATGTTAATGAACCTGATATATTAACTGAACCTGACAAGATTGTATTATTACTATTATCTACTTCAATTGCGTTTCTTCTATCACCTGCACCTGTACCATTACCAACAACAAATATCGTATTACCTGTGATTGATTTGTTCCACTTACCAAATACAGCCATACCATCAATAGTTTGACGTGGATTGATTGAAAGGTTATTACCATATACAATTGAACTAAATACATCAGTATTAGAACCTGTTGCGTCCATATTAACGATATTGTTAATACCACCTAACATATTTGTACTAAATGACCTTGCAGTGTTTGTTGCAGGGTTACCACCAAATTGAACGTGGTTACTAAAACCACCAATAATGTTTTGGTTAAAGTTAGTATTATTGTTTGAACCTGTTTGAAAAAATGAGTTTGTTACAAATGTATTTTGACCGAATATAATATTACCAGCAGCAGATATTGATGAACTAACATTATTAAATGTTATATTACCAACAAAATTGTTAGAACTAATGTTTGATTGACGTGCTACATTAATACTACCTGTTAATAAATTGGTATTTTGATTTATTGTTACGACGTTATTATTAAAATTACTTGCGTAAAAAAGTGAACCTGATTGTGAATTGACTGTAACATTACTATAAATAACATTATTTTGAATTTGTGTATTAACACTTCCAGTAATAAGATTTATTGTCAACAAACCATTCAATTGATTATTTAATATTGTTGGTCTTAATAATGAACCTGTATTTAATGTTGGTATTGTTGAAACAATATTATTACCACCTAAATAACCATATGACCCAGCAAAAGGTGTTGGTATTGTATTGTTCCTAAATGGATTGAATATAATATTATTAGAACCTGATATAACGATTGAACCTGTTTGAGTTGCAATAATCGCAGGTCCACCATTTAATAATAAGTTAGATTGTGAAACTGGTGTTGATGATGTTATATTCAATTGAACTGAACCACTTAATCTTGCTTCCGATACTAAGTTTAATAAACCATTATTAATTGTGTTAGTAATTAATGAACCTGATATAATTGTGTTAGGTAATATTAATGAACCGCTTATAGCTTGTGTTGAAGTGTATGAACCTGTATTAACAAATCCTAACTCCGCACCTGTCTCATTTACCCACTGACTTGAACCTGAACGATAAACCAATAGGTCACCATTCACTGGACTTGTAATATCCACGTCGTGAAGTTCCGATAATTCGTAACCATTATCCACGCTAATATAAGCTGAACCATTATTTAATTGTGGTCTTAATACTTGACCTAATCTTACTTCGTGATATGGTGCTGGTGGTATTACATTTGTATATTGACCTGATGATGATAAGTATAACATTTGTCCTGCGGTCATCCCATCAGTATTAATTCCAATTACTGTACCTTGTGCTACTATATTTGCAAAAGCGTTTGGTGCAACATCCGCAGTCAACATACCTAATGTGTTTGCTGAGTTTGCGTCATCAGTCCAACTTGCAGTGTCAAATAATGGATTATCACCATTCGCACCTACTATTCTAACTATCGTACCTTTTGTTAATGTACCTGCGTTATTATTCTTACCATAAACTACTAAGTCAAATGATATTGATGATGTTACTGCGTTTGTTATTGAACCTGATATACCACCTGTTACACTTAATGAACCTGTTATTTGTACATCATTTGTTGTAGCCCAAAACGATCCTGTTTGTGCAAATAAACTATCGCCACTTGTACCTGACGAACCTGAGGTTCCACTTGAACCTGAAACACCTGATGTTCCTGATGAACCATTTACACCGCTACTTCCTGACGTTCCTGAACTACCTGAACTTCCTGTTCCACCTGATGTTCCACTTGAACCTGATGAACCTGAGGTGCCACTACTTCCATTTGAACCTGAACTACCTGATGTTCCAGCAGAACCTGACGAACCTGAGGTCCCACTTGATCCTGCCGTACCACTTGAACCACTCGTTCCTGAGGTACCATTTGTTCCGTTTGTGATTGGAACGTTGTTTATAAAAAATGAACCTGAGATATTCACCTCAGTGAAACTCATTTGTAATGGACTATTATCTCCATCACCTGTTTGTATTGTTTGTAATGTATTGGTTAAACCTTGTGTGCTATCGGTCATTTTTAAAAGACCTTGATAGCTACTACTTACATATTGATTTGTTAATTGACCCATATTAATATTTTTGTTTTATACTTTTCTCCATACAGTTGATATTGTGTTCCATAACTGATCCAATTCGTACCACTTCTTATTTGTTACTACGAAAGGTAATTCAGGTAACACACACCTGTTATAATCAAATGGTTGTGTAACTTGTATATTCAACGTCCACCCACCCAATAAGGTTTCAAACCTTTCAAGGAAGGGATCACATGTTGCGTTCCAATTCAACTCATACTCACTCAAATAAAGAATCGTGAATATGTCATTACAAATTTCAAGACCATCACTCATCACATCACGTTGATTTGATAAGTCATTATTAATTATATCTGTTATTACTATTTGGAAATTATATATCAATTCGTTTTGTGCTAACGTTGTTGTACCAGGAATAATCCACATACGACTATACAAGGGTTCTTTCTCAGTCTCAATATCCATCGTTAGCTGCGTTACATCACCGAACCCA